AAGTGCCATATTGATTCTCGTCTATGTGTGGATATTGAGGGTTGTCATCATCGGGTATAATTTCACAATCATCGTGTTTATCCGTGTATCGTTTAATCATTTGATTGAAGTCAACATCTTGTAAAGCCTCTTGTAAGGTGCTATCATCAAGTCTGTTCCATTTGTTGTCTTCCAACTTCTCTCTTATCTCTTGATGCTTTTCATCAATGTCTTTTTTTGCTTCGCGTGCGGCTCTTTCTGTGAAGCGATTTGGTAAAACATGGTTCATACCGTTTCTGTTTGAGCCACCCGCGTAAAGAGTATTCAACATGTTATCCATGAGGTAAGCGTGGTTAGCCATGTAACCTCGCGCACCGGGTCCGAGAATCTTGTTGATGAATGAATCATCTATTGAGCCGTCTTCTTTAACACCGCCACCTGTTTCCAACATCCACTTTTTGATTTTGTAAATGTCATCATAGGGAAGCATAGAGATACCAAGACGGTGAACATCATCACCAACGCGACCGAAGTTTCTTTGGTCTTCGACTGGTTTTCTTCTTATGTTGTTGTATCCGTCTGCCAATTCGCGCAGTTGTTGGATTGGAGAGTTCTCACCATCTCCTTCGGTGATTGTCTTACCGTCGTCATCGAATAATAAATCGAATATCTCTTCGCGAGGAACGCCTTCATTTTCCCAATTTTTGACGCGCATAAAATGTTCATCCAACATAGGATGAGCAAGTAAGTCGTTACCTTTACCGTAGCGTTCACCAAAAGCCTCAACGAAGTCTTTTTTACCGCGGTCATAAATCGTTTTCAAGGTAACATTGTTCCCTCTCCATTTACCAAACATGTGTTGCTGTTTGAGAACGGGGTGCAACCCTTCTGCTGTTTTTATCATCGCCTTATTGAGTTTTTCAGCGTTCTTCCCTTTGTTTCCGTAAAGGTATCTATTGAGTTGTTGCCACAGTGGTTTTTCACCATAAGCGACTTCACCTTTGCGCGCAGGGTGAAGATTGAGTGTTTTGAACTTAGAGTGCTGACCCACAATATCATCACCGCGTTCAGCGATGTTTGGTATCGAATCTTCAAAACGACGACCAATAGCCAATCTCACCATCGCGTCAATTGATTTTTCATCGCCACTCATCATCGCTTTAGCCCAATCATCGCTGTGAAACAAAGGTCTTGCTTTATGATGACGCGACGGTGCTGGTTCGTGGATTGTCGAACCACCGGAGAAAATGCGTTCCATGCCCCTACTTGTTGGACTCGTAACTTGAAGTTCGGGTTGCAATTCATCAATATATTTTTGAGCGTTTTTCTTGAAGAGGATTTGCGTGTATCCTTGATTCTCCAAGTTGTTAGCACTTAGCAGAACATTAACCGCTTCGTCGCGAGCATCATGCTTGTTGATTAAAGCATGAGTGAACTCACTCACCACGCGTTGGTGATATTGCAATGCATCTTCGCGCACACTTCACCAACTCAAGAATAATCGGTGAGGTTGTATGCTCCTTGAGGATTTTTGTCGGATTTGTCACCCGCTTTATTCTCATGTGCTTCTAAAGCATTATCGTGTGATGAATGTTGCATAGAGTCCAACTTAATCTCTTCTTTCTTAGGGTCTGTGCGCTTTACATCCTCGACGGTGATTCGTCGTTGATTGGTGTCATAATACCCTGTGCGGACTGGCTCACTACCTGTGACATTTGCAAAGAGGTCGGCACTTTCTGTCCCGAAGTCTTTGGTTTCTTTGTCAACTTTAGCAATCAATTCTTCTGCTTTCGCAACCAGTTCATCGACATCGGGTGCAAACTTACCTGCTTCAACTTTCATTGGCTTCATGCGTCCACTCTCCTTCCTTCGACTTGCGCGGCTGTATCAGCCATTGCGTGAATATCGCTCCAATCCATATCATGCCATTCTTCATTTGAAGAAGGCATACTCATACCTGTTTCATCAATCGCATTAGCGGCCTTGTTGATAACATCATCTCGGTCACCGCGTAGTGGGTCACCCCATACATCTTCTGCTTGGGGTGTTTTGGCGCGAACAAATCCAGCACGCTTGAGAAACAGTTCCGGTGTGTTCATGCTTTTACGCATGTTGTTAAGTTCAGTATCCATAGACTCCATTTTGGAGATGAGGGCTTTCATCAACAGCATAGCATCTGTGTCGTCGGACACGCTCACACCTGTCCTTGTTTCTTGAAGTGTCCACCGATTCTATCCGGTCCGATGTAACCCATAGGTCGGTCGCTTTTCGCGATAACACCTTGAGTGCTATTGAATTGCATAACAGGTGCGCCACCTGCAAATCGGTCATTGACACCGAGGATGCGGTCGTTTTGACCTGTTTGTGATTTGTAAATCGCGGTGACATCATCAGCGAGGTAATCCGCAGTCGCGTTGATACTGCGTAGGAACTGTTCGGCTGATACGAGGTCGTTGTTCGCAAGTGCAATTTTGAACTCGGACATTGCTGATTCAAGTTTGCGCACCATAGGGTCCATCTTGTTGATAGGGTTGCTCATGCCGTAAGCCATGCCCGCACCGCCTTTGAATGTATCGCTAAAACCCGCTTTCTTTATTCTTACTCGTAGGGTCTTGCGCGGCTTGAACGCTATCCAATGCTTGTTCTATTGGAGTTTTGTCTTTACCGCGTTGATTCTTCTTAGGTGCTGGTGCGCCCGATTGATGGGTTTCCGAACTGATAGGTGCTGGTCCATTGTCGCGTTGTCCAGTGCCTTCACCAAGACCAACTGCTCCGCCTTTCTCCATCATCATAATTTGACCGCCGCCCGGTGGTGGAGGCGCTCCTCCTCCGGGTGGAAGCCCACCGCCCGGTGGCATCATCGCGCCCCCACCCTGTGGAGGTAACCCGCCGCCCCCCGGCGGCATAGGTGGAGGCATACCACCACCCGGCGGCATTCCGCCCGGTGGCATTCCGCCCGGTGGCATTCCGCCACCTGCGGCGTTAGGGTCTTGAGGTTGAGGTTCGGGTTTTGTGTAAGTGAATCGTATATCACTACCACCGTCTTCTGTCAATTCGGGCTGGAAACCAAGTTGTTGCATACGCTGTGCGATGTTGACTTCTTGTTCATCGCGTCGTAGTCTTGTGATTTCATCCTCTTCTTCATTCGGATAAAGAGTCAAAGTCCAGTCTTCAACACCCATTTGGTCAAGCATTCTCGGAAACAACTCGCGTGAATACAACTTCTGTCCCGATTCAACAGCGCGATTTGTAACAAGGATTTGCATTCCTTCGTTGTTCAGTCCACCGGACTTGCCGCTATCCATCATGAATACATTGGATACGCCATAGAAAGCCGCTATACGCATTCGGATTTCGTCACGAACTTGCGCGTATTGCATTTCATCAAGACTATCCATGAAACGAACAAACTCAACCTTACCACGACCCGATGCTGATTCAATACCAACCTTCGGAATGTAATGAGGGTCGCGCTCCATCTTTTCTTCTGCACCTTTCCAAAAGGCCGCTGTTGATTGGATGTTATCTGTTGTAATGGCGAGAACACCGCGTGGTATTCTTCGCTTTTGATACGCGAGGTAAATGTAAGTATCCATCGCTGTAAGTGATTGAGCCTGTCGCCACATACTGGCAACAGGAGAGCGACCATACAGTTTAGATGGATTAAACTTTGATGTGTGTAATACTTCACCTTCGATGTAGTATTGTGTTTTCCCACTCCCTGCTGTGTTGATGTAGTGAACATCTTGGAGTGGTAAATCGCATGTTTCGCAATTGCTGTGGTCACCATTATGTGGATATGTTTTATCACGATGTATTGGACATAGAAGGTATCGCCCTCCGCGCTTACCTGCTTTGTCTGCAACAATACGCATGAATGTTGGGTCACCGCGAACCAATTCTTTGACACGGAAAAATTCAATCTCACCTGTCTTTGGGTCGATGAAATACTCCTTGATGAGTAGTAAGAAAGCGTCGTCAACAATGTCTAAGTCCCATTCAATCTCCTTCATTACTTCAAGGAATGATTGGTCCATGCTGTTGCGTTCTTTCATCAACCACCGCGGGTAAATGATTTGGTCAGCATCGGGGCTGTCAAACTCTTCTTTCCCGCAAATGCGACAATCTTGAACAGTATCATGTTGATATTCTTCGCCACAGTTTGTGCATTTCTTATGAAACTTCTTTTCCCAATAATATCCGCGACGAAAAATCTCTTGACATAGTGTGTTAATAGTTGTTCGGAGAATAATTGACTCTTGAACCGTCGCGTAAAGTGCCGGAATTGATACACCTTGAACGAGAACGGGTTCTTGGATACCCGTCTTCCACAAAGGCATCATTGGTTCGGGTGTTGTTCGTCTACTGAATGGCTTCGTCAGCGTTGACAAGAAACGCCCCACTAAGCCTTTTTCTTCTGCCATCACATCATCTCCACAAGTCGGCCAGCGTCGTCAAGAAGACGAAGGGTTTCACCGTCGCGACTAAACATGGCACGAACTCCCACTTCATCAATGTTCCACTCCTTCAAGAGTTCTTCACGCTTGTCGGGAACATCTTTCCAATTGAGCCATTTAACGATACGGTAAAGTTCATCGCGGCGTGATTTAATAATGTCAGTTTTACGACCGCGCATATCGAGTAATTCAACGACTGCGCCAGCCTGTCCTTTCTTCATGCGGAGATGTTGAGTGATACCTTTCATCAATTTGCGCAAATCATTTTCGCTGTAAAATTGAAGGCGATGTTGTGTGCGTCTGCTGTTTTTATGAATCTTCAAATCGGTTTGAAGAACGCCACACCCAAGTGCTTTGTGCAACTGTTCGCAATGCAACTTACCTCTATCACCTGTGGCGATGAAACCCGCTCTTGGTTCAAGACGCTTAGTGATGGTGATGTAGCCATCAGCGTCAAGGAATCCAGCGGCGTAAGCCCACACATCTTTGAAAATGACACTGTTGTCGCGAACAAGACCCCATCCAATACCAACTTTCTCTATATCGTATTCAACGCCATGCATCTTGAACAAAGCAGATAATTTTTGAGTTGTTAAATGAGTTGTCCCTTGCATACTATTGAAGACTTCTTTACTTGAAAGAGGGCCGCGTTCTTCAAGGATGTTTGCGGCTTTTGCGAGAAAAATTGCATCAGTCTTTTTGATGTTGTCAACAGAATGAAGTGAGTTTCTCCACTCTTTCTTCGCGTTCTTTTTAACTTGTTGAGCATCGACCCATAGTTGTCGCTGATTGTCGTCAAAGTCACCTTCTACGAGAAGTAATTTGCTGATGGTGTCGTTGGCTTTCTCCCATTGAACACATGCTCTTCTTAATGCATACTCGCGAGATAAGCCATGTTTGCGCAATGCTTGGAGGTCGCGGTCGCTGATACCTAAATTACGAACTGTTGTATCATGCTTACCAATCCACTCTATTGATTGCAAAGTTGCTTCAACCTCTTGCTTCTTGGCAATGCGTATAGCATCAATGGCTTCGTCAATAGCACCACGCATACTCTTGTTAACACGACGCGCTAATCGTAAGTCTTTCACTAAGTCACCCGCATTGCGACCAAACATGCTGTTGAACCAATCACCGTTAGGTCGAGAACGCTTGAGTTGTTGAGCAACTTGTTGAGCCATCTCTCTCTTCTCTTCTTCTTCTTCAATCTCGTTTGGTTTAGGTGGTGTTGGGTTCGCGTTTGCTGTCCCCTGTCCTTCTTGAATAGGTTTGGGTGCATCACCAAAAGACGCTCCTTGAATTGTGTTTTTCAAAATAGCATCTATGAATGCTGTCTCGTCGGATAAATCAATTCGCATCAATCTTCACCTTTCTTTTATTCCAACCCATCACTTTCGGACTGCCATTCTTAAGCCAACATTTTTTACAGAATCCGAACGGATACAATTTGTGTGTCGCGTAGCAACAAGAGTCATACGCAACAGACTTTCCCATTAACAATTCCACCTTTTCAAAGATGCGCCTTTGGGGGTCAATTTGCCACCTTTGCTCGTTGCACCTTTCATTCCACCCATCCGCGCGCAAAAAGACTTCCTACGCTTGGCTGATTTGCTACCCGGCTTGAGTGAACTTGGTTTTTTAGTAACAGGGGGTTTGAGGTTCGCGCCTGTTTTGCGTTTAGCGGCGTCTCGACCCTTCGCGTTCAAGCCACCTTTCTTACTGTGCTTGTTTGGATTGTAACCATGAAACGGTTTGCTTTTCTTTTTTGCTTTGAGAACACTTGTTGCTATTTCAAATGGCGAACAGCAATCACAAAATGACACGCTTTTCGCGATGTCTTCATCATTCATCATCGCTAATTCTTCTGCTGTTATTGCTTCGTGTGTTATGTATTCGTAGTTCATCTTAACCACTGTGGGCTTACCGCCCACTCCTTGTTTCTTACTGCGCTTTCTTTTTGTAGCCGCGCGTTTTTGACCCGACGACATAGAGCCGCTGGTCTTTGGAGTCTTACTTGTGACTTTAACGGAGGGGCGGCACTTTGGATACCCCTTAGAAGACTTCTTGGCTTTGCTACGCCCACATGGAGGATGCTTGCCATCCTTACCTGTGCGCGATACATCCACCCACTTCTCCTTGAACCATCGGTTCAAGTTCTTCTCAACTGTCAACGAATCACTCTCACCATTTTCTTCATAGAGCCTTTCTGTTTATCAATCAAAGAATAGCAAGGGCATTTAGGAGATTTAGCGGAGCAGTCGTTACCTTCAATCATACAAACACATGGTGTGCTTTTTGTCCCTCCACAACAGCATTTGTCCTTCTTAAGTTTCATTTTTTCTTACCTCCTTTCTTTTTCTTCTTACCTGTGCCAATTTTGCCTTGACAAACTTGCACAGCGTATCCGTTAGCATACGCGCTTGGGTAGACATCGAACTTCCGTTTAGCCGCCGCTTTACCTTTCGGACATAATTTCTTTTCAAGATAGCCAAAAGCCGCTTCTGTGCCTACGCAAAATTCACAATTACAAGTCATCTAAAAACCCCATTCGTCAAAAGGAAAAATCAATCAATCATCCCCGCCATCATATCATCAATGTCAACCACTCGCTCGCGGAATTCAGTAGTAGCCCAATGAGCCAAAGCGAGAGCGATAGCGAAGTCATCGTGACGACCAATACTATCGAGTCGTCCCTTTTTACTCATACCGAACATCATCAATTCGCGCTCTAACTCACTCACCACTGTTCGCGAATTATCATCGCCCCACGGCAATCGCATTTGCTCGTTCTCAAAGCGTAACACCAACCCCATGAGAAGTGACTCACGGCGTTGGCGTGTGGAGATGAATGTTTTGATAGGGAGGTCTGTGTCTGCGCGCAGTTCAGTAGCGAAGACACGCTGAAAGTTGTTTGCTTCAAGTTCAATCACATCGGGGTTAAACTTCGCGTTTAGTCTTTGAATCTCCATAATCTGTGTTCGGAAATCCATATTCTTACGACGAACGACATGAACCAACTCAAGCAATTCGGGATTGGTGGATGGACGACGGAGGACCACCATAACAGTGTAGTCAGCCGACCTGTCGGATGAAATAGCAGGGTCCCAACCGACAAAGTATTGGTCGTCGGGGTCACCTGTTTCACGCTCAAGAAGTTTAAGCGTGCTATCTTTCGCGGTTTGCATCACAGTTGATGGGAACAGACTTGATACATCATCCATCGGCTCACACAAGTATTCGCGAGCGAATGCAACCGCTGGCATATCAGCCCTGCGCGCATCCAATGATTCTAAGTCCCAGCGTTCCGGCCAAAGTGCTTCGCCTTTTGTGTTGATAGCAGGATATGTTTCGACAAGATAACCGTCGCGACTCTCAAGTTCAGTGTAAAGGTCAGTTGGTGTAAATGGTGTTCCTACAATCATCAGTTTAGATGTGTGGTGAAGTGTTGGGACAAGAACCTCATAGAACCAACTCGCGACTCTTTGGAGTTCTGTGTCGGTTGTCCCCCACAGAATATCGTCACAAAGAATGAGGTCGGGGTGGATACCACGAATAGCACCACCAACAGACTTCGCGCTAATGTTAGAACCGTTAGCAAATCCAAAGAATGTTTTAGACCATGAATCAGCCTTCTTCATTTTAGCAAGAAACGGCACGCTGTCAATCAAATCGTTGAGTGTTCGCATGTGGTGTATTGATTGATGAAGACTGTGTGAAATCAATACGGCTTTCGTCTTTGGGTTGAAGGCCGTCTTCCAAAGCATATAGCCGAGAAAGAGAGTTGACTTACCGTGGTCACGCGCCGCTTTTACACAGTATCGTTTGCGCTGTTCAAGGTTGTTATACCAGCGTTCGTGGTGATGTGAAAGTTGAAACCCAAGAATCTCTTCAAAGAAGAACTTGAAATCGCGCTTCGCCACTTCAAAGTCAATCTCTTCAATTGCTTCAAGCGACAATGATGACTGCAAGCCATCACCGCACATTAAGTCCTTTCAAAACAGAATCCCAAGAGGCTTGATGCTTCTTACTACTCAAAGCCAATTGGTCATCTTGTCCGACTTTAAGGTCCGGCATGGTGTTTTTTACTTCTTCGACCATTTCTTTTGCTTCGGGATTACCTGCTTCTGCGGATTGAACAGTCGCTTGAGCCTGTGCAGGTGACATACCATGATGAGAGGCAATAGCCTGTGCTAATTTACCCCTGTATCCCCCTTTACCTGTCGCGGCTGTGATTGCATCATAACCACCTTCGGGTTTGTCATATTGTCCAAGTGCTACTTCGCGTGCTTTATTGCGTGAGGAGCCGGGCTTGTATCCTGCTTCGTCAACCATTTGGTCTGCGAATTGTTCTCTTGGGTCCGGTTCAGTCGCCGTAGCGGTTTCAGCCGGTGCTGGTGTCGGTGGTCCCGGTTGTGGGTCTTTTGGTTTAGTGATGTCCGGCATGGTGTTTTCTGCTTCAACAGGTGCGTCCTCATTCGCCGCGGCTTCTGCTTCGGGTGAGCCAGTGGCGAGTTCTTCTTGTTTATCTTCTTCTCCCATGTTAGAAGGCGCGAATGCCGCTTGTTGTGCTTCTCTTGCACCGCGTCGCTCTTCACCGCGTCGCTTCATACCATCCATGAATCCTTCTTGTGGTTCAGCGCGTCGCTCACCAATTCGTTTCACTTCATCACGCATAGCGTCTTCGGTTGATTGAGTCGCTTCACCGGCATTATTCATTGTAGGGGAGATATTGAAATCGCGAGCAAGTCCTTGACTTGTCCTTGCTTGCGCTCCATCCATTTGAGAATCATAGTCTGCACTACCCGGAACAAACTGTCGCGATGACTTTTCGTTTTCTCGATGTCCGCGACCAAGACCGCCTTCAAGTGCTGAACGACGAGCATCGTCTTCACCTGCGGCTCGCATTTGTCCAAATGATTGTTTTGCCGCGGCTGGGGCGTGTCGCAAATTGCTGATTCCACGACCTACTTGCTTTGCACCACGACCTGCCGCACCCATGAAGTTCTTCATACGCTCACCTATACCGCTGTCTTTAACGGCTTGAAGTGCGCGACCGCCAGCATCCATTGTGGCTCGACCTGCGGCTTGCATACCGCGACCTGCGGCTTGACCTGCTCGACCCATTGCGGGTCCGGCGGTGTTCTGTGCGAAGTCCATTGCCGCACCAGCACCAGCGGCCATACCGCGACCTGCGGCTTGACCTGCATTCATAGCACCTTGAGCCGCACCTCGACCTGCTCCCATGATAGCGCGGCCTGTCTTTGCCGCGGCATGTCCAGCGGCGGCTCCGTATTTACCAGCGCGCATAGCGTTCATCGCATTGGGGTCACCGTGGTATGAATCGAGGTTTTTCATGCGCTGTGCTGTGTTGTATTGATTTGTTGCTTGACGAGGACTTGTCACTGCTGTATTCATGAATGGTTGCGCGGCTTGTTGGTTGCGGTTAGCCATGAGAGGTTGATATTGTTGTTGTGGTTGCTCCGCTTCCTTCCGAATGATGTCGGGGTGAGAGTTTTCGCGCTCCGCGACAGCCTTGATAAGAGGTTCCCAAGTGTTGTCTTGAATATCGAACATAACATAGTTCATATCGGAGAGGTTGCCGCCTTTTGCGAAGATAAACTCCATAGTTCCTGTGTCGCGACCATGCTGAATCATACTGCTATTCCATTCTATTTCCCAATTGTTAACCATAGATTACGCCTCCACAAGACCGTTTGATGGCGCGAACCACAGCGTGCGTAGTGTTAAAGGATTTCGCTAAAACCTCCCAATCACCAAGCGACATAGCAATCGCGCGAACATCAATACTTGACATGCCTGTATCTTGTCCCAATCTGTGCATGTCGTAGGAATCCATCGGGTCATATTTTGTCAACAAAGAGCCACCTGCGTCGTGTAATTGCACGCGCTCCATGATTGTCGCGATGATACCCATTGGGTCATCATCGGACATTTGAAAATCTCTTCCCGCGGGGAATGGGTTGAATTGTGACAAATCTCGTTGTTGCCCCAAAGGGAGCGCGAGTTGAGGTTGTGTGGTCATAGCAGGTGCAGGTTCACTCATCGCCCCATCGTCAAGAACTGCTTGTGTTGGTAAAACATCAGCAGGTGAACCGCCGCTTAGGTGGTCGGGGAATTGTTCGTAAATGTGGTCCATATCACCCGCGAACTTACCCCTCATAGGGTGTCCTTCGTCAACCATACCAAGTGCCTCCATATCCAGTTGCTTACCACCTTCTGCGAGAGCGACTTTTCGCCACCCTCCCATCACGGCTTCGGGTGCTGATTGGGACATTGTGTATTGACCCGGTTCAACCCCCATCTGTTCTGCTAATTTTAACAAAGCCAAGATTTCAGTTGCTTTATTATTCCTTCCGTTATCACCGCCTCTTATTTTTGGTGCTATGTTATCGCGATGATTCTTGAACATAGCGTGAACATCATTGTTTGAATCGACTTGTAGTTTAGCGCGCATGTTGCGAACTACTTTATTGAGGCCGCTTTCTCGACCTTCTTTACCACTACCGTATAGCAATTGATTGACAGGTGCGCGAGCCATAGCCCTCGCAGTAGGTTGGTCATACCCCATAGCCTTGAGTTCATTCATTATTCTCGATGACATACCACCCGATGTCGAAGGAACGAAAAAATCATTTGGTAATATAGAAACAATATCCATAGGTGATATTTCACCGTAAGCCGCAGTTTGCGCGTGTAGGTCTTTGTAGTGATTTGGATATTTTGTATTCGACTTGGATGTTGGGTCGTCGTCATTTGAAGTATAGCGATGAGTGACACCATCTGTTATTTGTTGTGGTTCGATGACATTTTGCCCCGCTCCGAGTTCTGTGCTGACACCCATTTTTTCTGCTTCTTGTCGCAACTCATCAAAAATATGCAAAGCCGCGGATTCAAGATGTTGTCCAAGTTCAGCGTGTGCTTGATTACGCGGGTGGTTGTTTATCAGTTTGCCATCACTCGTTCGCGTTTGTCTCTTTGCGGTCGAAACGCGCCGACCTTGATGTCCCCCGTAGTGATTATTGGAGTATTCGGGGTGCAAAGTTCCATTCTCTATGAATGGTAATTTCAATGTATGGAGGTCATCACCACTACCGCGCTTGATGTCATTAAAACGATTCGTTGCATTGTTGAAAATTGTCTTCGCTAATTTCAGCGCGGAAGACTCACTTGTTGGTTTTCTCTTCGCACCCGTTTCGTCTTTGTATCCTTGTTTCATCATCTCGCGAGCCAAAATACCAGCGGCTATTTCCATCGGAAACTTACCTACTAATCCCTTACCACCCAATTCTTTGAATGGTTTTCCTGTCTTAGTGTTGATGTGAAAATGAGATATGCTTTCGTGGTCGGAGTCTTTTGAAGGAAAGGATTGCGGATGCATTTGTCCTTCACCATCGCGATACCACACTCCCTTACCCTTGATGATAATATCGCTCATCCCATACCACCTCGTCTTACATACAGGTCATACGGGTGAGTTCCCCACATTGTAGGGTCATCTTCGGGGTCGGTTTCAGTTGGACCTGTTGGTGCAGAAGTCATACGCTTTGTGCCTTGATTTGGTGTAGCACCACTTGGTGCATCATCAGCACTCGCATCCGCTTTACGCATTAAACGACGCAATGCGTGGTTGAGTTGGTCAATGAGTTGCCTGTATTCGATACGGTCGCGAGGCGATATGCCTAATTTCAATTTCTGTGCTTTCAAGAACTCTTCGGATGCGAGAATAGCGTCCGATGAACCCAAGCCACCAGCGGCCATAGCAGAAGCACCGCCACCAAGAGCGATGTCCTTAGACGCTTCTGCACCTCCCGGTGTTTTTGTCGTTCTTGGTTGACGAATTGCTTTACTGTGTGGTTTTGAATCTCTTGAGCCGCGCACAGCGCGTGGTTTTCTTGACTGTGTTGTGATAGTCGGCATCGGTGGTGTGATGTCTTGTGTAGGAGAATCTTGTCGAAGTTCTTGTCGAACATCTTGTGCTAATTTTTCGCGCGGGCTGGTTGATGCTCTCGCTTTCGATTTACCCGACGAGTAACTCAATACCCTCGGCCCTGTGGGTGTTGGTCTTCTTGTCCCCATCATCCCAAACGATGTGTAGGGTGCGCGAGCCGCACTCATTGTGGAAGCAATACCCGGTTGACGAACATTCCCACCCTTCAATTGCTTCTTGTTACCCTTTCTGCCTTTGGATGTTTCAGTTGTTTTCTTACCTTGTCTTCTTGAACGCTTACCCTTCTTAGCGCGTCTGCGTTGTAAAGAAGTGTCAATGGTTGTCGTCTTCTTAGGTTTTTCATCGTCGTATTTGATTTCACCTTTCTTCTTACGAATCATGTCAAAAGCGTCATCAATAAACGGTGCAGTGGATAGGAGGATGTTCATACCCCCACCTTTTGGATTAGCACCTGCGTTGGCTTCGTTTTGGCCTACTTGACCCGACATCTGCCCTGCTTCCGCTTGCCTTTTCATATCACTGTCTTCTTCATCTTCCTCATGTTTATCTTGAGAAATCTTAATTTTCATGTGTTGAAGACCTTGTAACTGTTTGGCGCGCTTATCTTGAGTTTCACGCTTCTTAGCATCGTGCTTCGCACGCTCTTCGGAGTCTTCGCGACCCACAGTTGAGTCTTCTTGTAACTCTTCTGCGCTATACCGCGGGTTAAATCGTAGCCCTTTGCTACTGCCTTCGGGTCCGCCAACCATCATTCATCACCTCCGACTAACTTAGTGCGCAATCGCGCCCAAACTTCGGGTGATTCTTTCGCTAATTCAACCTTTAGTATGTTGATAGTCTGTGCGGTTATGTTTTCAGTCACATTACCAGCCGCGCGTTCTTGCACTCTCAACATGTCTTTAACCGTTTCACGAACCTCTTTGTGGAGTGAAACAATGTTGCGAACATATTGAGGGTCGTTACGGTCAGCATCGTCAAGGAAATGACCAAGTTCACCATTAAGTCGCGATAAATTGTCTCGTATGCTTTGCATCTCATGACCCGACTCAACAATAATGATGTCAGCCGCGCCTTTTTGGACAATAGGTTTGAGGTGATGTTTGAGGTGATGATAAACACTTGAGTCGGGCATCTGCATATCCCCTGCGATTTCAGCCACAGTCATCGACGCGTTGAAATATGCTAACTCCAAGTTCTCTCGCTTTGGTGATGTGCATATTTTACACTCGCTGTTTGAACCCATGTGGTATTCACCCATGTGATTCCGAAAATGGCGGTCAGCACTCCCTTCTCGCCACCCTTTTTGTTTGTCTAAATCTTTGGCGATGACTAATCCAGCCTTCAACATATCTTCTATGCCGTCGCGTTCGGGGTCTTGACAGAAATTACAAGATGCTCTCGTTATACGCTCCCCCATAGCAAAGACCAAGTAGCCGTAGCAAAAGAGGGTTTCTATGCGAAAGAGGTTAGGGCGCGCTCCGAAAGTAGTAGGTGTTCCAATTTCAATGTCAACAGCGAGGAGTCTTACGCGAGCCGCGGCTGATGTTGTCAAGAATCAAAGAGTTGACTTGACAGAACGCGAGCGTCGATACAACATTTGTTTGAAATGCCCCGAACGGAACCACAACCGATGTAATTTGTGTGGATGTTTCTTGAAGACCAAAACGATACTCAAGAACAGCAAATGTCCTATTGGTAAATGGTCAACCTTGTTGACCGAGGCGGCGATAAACGATACCTGTTGCACTGAAACAAACGAAAAGCGCGCCAATGAGCCAACTCAAATCAGTTGAACTAAGTCTTGGACCGGAAAAGACCAAAATGATGAAACATCCGAGCGTCAGCGCGATGAGTTGCACCATAATCATGTCAACGATAACCGATTTACGCAAATTAGTCATGTCACTCATAGCGTTGTAAAGACTTGTTATATCCATTTCATCGTCCTCCTGTTGCCATAGAACGGACTAACGAGCCAAGACCGCCACCAACACTTTGCATCATACCGGGGTCAGCCATAGCCGAGTCCAACATACCTTGCATACTGCCTTGATTAGCCATAGCGACCATCTGTTGCACTTGCATTTGGTTCTGTTGGACCACATTAGATGAGTTGTTTTGGATTTGCGTCTTGCTCATGGTGACACTATCTGCTGTTGGTAACCCTTGAACCGCGCTAAAGTCAAACTTGTAACCCTCTCCGTCTTCAATTAAGCGCGCATTAGCGAGCATAGTATGAACTGATACCGCGACAACACTACTCAAGAGACTGATTAGCGGCTGAAAGTTAGCATCATTCATCAACCAGCGGTCAATGAGTGGGTTTGAAGTGATAAGCGCGGAGATAATGTCCATTTCGCTCGGCGGAGGTTGATATTGTTGTTGTCCCCACGGAGTTTGTTGTTGCATACCCATACCCATACCCATACCCATACCCATGCCTTGTGCGGGGACTTGTTGTTGTCCTCCACCTAATCCGAGGCTCATAGCCCCTGCTTGCGGTTGCTGTTGGTTGTTACTAAACGGCCATACCATGATAACACCTCACATGCTCCCTTCATTTGATTGTGTCGGTAACGGCATAATTTGATTCTGTTGTTGCTGTTGTTGTGATTGATGCATAGCGAGCGCGTCAAAAAGCAATCTTGAGTTGTTACCTGCTTGAAATTGACGCATATCGAACACTATCATAACCAAATCATTCGCTCCTGTCGCGGAGTTAGCAAAATGAGTGACTGGAATGTTGTCTTTTTTCAACATTTGAAAGAAAGGTTCGTATTTTACGAGGATTGGTGGTGTATTATCCTTCTTTTTGATACTGCTTATTGGCACAACGACAGTGGAAACACCTTTTCTTAGTTTGGCTTTGAGCGTCCCGTTGGTTTCTTCCTCTTCTTTTTCATCTTCTTTGAGCCATTTTGTCAATAAATGGTATAAATGAAGGTGTTCGGGACAGTATGTTCCCTTCAATTTACGCCCCGAAGTGACATTTTCGCGGGCTATAAACGCTTCATTTTCACCTGTGACTGGGTTTTTCATGTAAATATCGAACAAAGATTGGCCGGTTTCTTCGTCAATAACCTGTTCATAGATGTTTCCAGCCATGCGTAAGAGGTATTCGACATCACATCCGTCCACAACACAGCGCATTGTGTTGGTATTATAGCGATATTTGCCTCCCCACCACCTACGAGGCGAAAAAATGCTTCTTTTTAACGGTTTTAGGAGCCTATATGCTTGTTTTATGTCTTGACGGCGCGCTTTTGATGGGTTTGAGTGCCGCGAAGGGTAAAAATTGACTTGAGGCACTTCAATATGCGAACTTGCGTTCGACATCGCGGCTTGAGCGGTCGCTTGCTGTTGCATTTGAGCAAGACTCATCTGTGTTTGCGCGGCGAGCGTCAGTAAATCGTTTTGAGGTTTATTTCCAAGCATTTTATCACCAAGTTAACATTTCAATCATTGTTTTTTCAACATTCCAGCCGATTTTAGTCGCCATCATGCTAACGCGACATGGAATACCTGCTTTTTGAAGCCTCCGCATCGCTGGACGGTGAGCATCGAACACTTTATGTTCTCGCAAACGGTTCGATTGCCACAAAATGTTCGCGGTATCATCCCACCACTCGTCTGCTTTGTTCGCGACGAGCCATATTTGCTTAGGAGAATAGCGTTTCCCGCGCAGTCTTGTTTTCAATGAGCGATATTTCCATCGTTTTTCAATCAAAGAGTCAACGAGATACTCAAAACCACCCACTGCGTCGATAATTTGCGCTCCGTTACCTGTTAAAACGCGAGTGTCGGTTAAAAAAATGACAATCTCGACCTGTCTATCGACCATATCATCTATCCAAAGGTTCCAAAACCGCTGTTGTCCACCAATATCTGCTGAATGAACCACTCTTTTTTCACCTTGCCATCGAAGACGCTTGCGTGACGCTGTTGGTAACACATACCCACCACCGATGAGACGCTTTGGATGCATTGTTCTGTCATCTATGTCATCCATCTCGCCGGGCGTCCTCATAAATTGGTCGAGAGTGGTCTTGCCGACCATCGTTGGACCATAAACTCCGATTCTGCGCGGTTTTAGATAGTTGTAAAGTTCTTTTCCATAAACAACCGCACCCATAAGCGCGCTACCAGCAAATGTAGTAACCATTAGTTCACCCACTCGCGGACTTTGTTGTAAAACCACTCGACTGTTCCTTCCCAAATGCTTACATCACTCGCTTGTTCAAACCACGAAACGGCTAACGCGGTGACGAAGCCTGTAATGACACAGAATATCAACGCCTTGCCCTTCTCGTAGTAAGTATCGAGTGTGTTTTGAGTGTGTAAAGCGCGTAAGGTTGCTTCCGTAGCATCATCGCTTGGTGTTTTGAACAACCAACCCATTCATTTCACTTCCCTTTCTTCTTCGCGTAAGTGCCATCGGAGTTTCTACTACCTGTTTGATTGCCTAATTTCATTGGCTTTTTGGTATCCGCTTTGTGAGTCGGTGCTTCTTTTTCAACCTCGCTCATACCCATCAATCCAAGATATTGTTGAACTTCGGGGTCTTCTTCTAATGCTTCCATCTGTTTCGCGAAAGAAACTTCTTGTTTTTTAATCTCCATCTCCATTTGCGCTTGAGCAAAACGCATTTGTTGGTTTTGCATTTGACGCGTCATGTTTCGTTGCATGTTTGAAACAACAGCGCGTTGGTCCATACCGTCTTGTGCTAACATTTTGTAAATAAAATAAGACATGCCTTGCAATGTGAACGCGCCCATTGTGTATGTTATCCCATTCGTGTAAGTGTCGGGGGATGTGAGCCACAATTCAGCATCGAATACAGCAATCGCGCTTCCGACGAGAACGCTCACGAATGAAATCAATCCCAAGACTCTCAATTCATCTTTATTTTGTGGGTTCTGCTGTTGCATAAGCGTATCTCCTTGAGTAGTGCGTGTCGCGAACGCTACATAAGCATGTTGATTCACCCTTTTCTCGATATTATCATATTATTATCATAACAATATAGTAATTATTATTCTTATTAGAACAAAATGATATTATCGAGAATCAGTTAGGGAATTCCCCTTCGTTCGCGTAGATACTCTCCGGGTTTTGCCCTCCGTATGGCCCTGCTGATGGCGGCGCAGGAGTCCCCACGGTAGGATGGTCGGGGTATTGCGGGAAACTAATAGGCGGTTGCGGCCCAATCTTGTCAAGGAATCGTGGTTCTGTAATTCCCTGTTGCTGTCGCACACTTCGGTATTGGTGGTCCCTGTCCGCGGCCAATGCATACCCTTCCGCGTCACCTATTCTCGTTGGTGTGTGGATGGGGTGAGATAACTTTGTTGCCGCTTGCCCTGTTGATAAGTGACTTTGCAATTCTTTTGGTAATGCTCCATTAGCATAGGCTTGGGATACTTCTTCGTGACCATCAAATCCATCGTGCTTACCTTCTTCACCTTTTACCACACCACGAATATCTTCGCGCATTTTCCAATTCGGCATCGCGTTGTATTCAGTCATTCTCTTGACATTTTCGTAATTTTTACGGTCGATTGGTGAAGAAGCGCGGTCCCTGCTTTCTTGCAAAATTTCATCTGTTGGTTTCGTCATGAATGTTCTTGTTATTTCACCATCTTTACCGACTCC